TTTCCTTTTAAATAGGACTGATTCTTCCAATACTGATGCTGGAGATAATATAGAATTAGAACAAGTATTATGTGATACTACAAGTTTCTTCACCTTTCAAACACAGGGTGCTGGTGCTACAGATAGTTTAGTAAATGAGGATGGTGGTAATCAACAATTAGAAACTTCTGGAAAAGGAAGTGAAGGTAATTTTGAACGTAGTATAATTTCTAGAGTTGAAAGAAAAATAAGTTTACCAAATGTTCAAGTTGCATCTTTATCAACTGGTTTGATAACTTTAGCTCAATCACCATTTGTAGGACATACTGATGGTGGAGGAATTGAACTTGAACTTGGTACAGCAACCTCTGGTGTATTAATATTAAATGGTTTTGAACTAGTAAATGCAAAAGGTGGTGTTAATACAGTTATAAGTGGTGGAGAATTTCAATTAGAGGAATGGACGGATCAAAACTATGATTCTGGATTTGCTTTTGATCAATTTGCAAATTATACCTCTGATTCTATAGTTCTAGATGGAACTGATGGTAGTTCTACAAATGCTGGTGATAATATATTAATTGATAACTACGATGAAACAGGAAGATTTTATCAAGCTAGACTTGAAGGTGAATCAGTATTCAATTATAATTATTTTACATTAGGTGATTTGATAAGACCTTCCATATTTGTTATTGATCCAGTTGGTGGTGGAGAGTTATTTGGTATTCTTCAAGAGACAGATGAGATAGGTTCTTTTAGACAAGAAGATGGTTCAACTGTGGCTGGAACTCACGGAGATGAAATTTTATTAGAGGATGAAACTGGTGTAGGTAGAAACAATAAACTATCTTTAGAGTTTCAAAGAATAATTCCAGAAGACGAAGTTCTCAAAAGAGATATACATGGTTTTGAACCAACAGGAACAATACCACCAGAAAACTTTACAAATTCAGATGTAGAACCTTTTGTATATCCTAGTGAAATTGAATCTAGAAATATTGGTACTACGATTTTAGAAGAAACTATTTTTGAAGTTACTAATATACAACTTGAATCTGGTACAAATAATGCTCTTGGTGGAGCTGTAGGAAATCTTGTACTAGATAGTTCAGAAGATACTTCTTTAGGTGCTACTGATGAAAATGCTCCTATACAAATGGAAACTTCTGAAAGTATATTTAGAGATCATGCTGATGGAAATATAGTTTTAAATGGAACAGATGGTTCTAGTACAAATGCAGACGGTAATATATTACATGATGCTGGTACATTTTTAGATATACTTAATAATGCTGCGGTTATTATCGATACTTCTAGTGAAGGTGGATTTGATTCATCTCAATTTAAGTTTGATACTGTACAAAAGACATTTGATAGTACGATTTAATATTATAAATAGATGTAAATAAGGAAGAAAATATGGCAAATCAAATTTTAGCATTAGGTACAACTGCTGATGACGGTACAGGTGATAATCTACGTGTTGGTGGTGATAAAATTAATGATAATTTTCTTGAACTTTATACTGCATTAGGTGATGGAGATGCTATATCTTCTGGTATTAGTGCTTCTGCTACAGTTATTTCATTGGTTGATCCAAATATATCTGGAACTATTTCTGGAACTTTTGCAATTTCTGGAACACAAACGGCTGCAACAATCACAACTCTAAATTCTACTACGGTAAATGCTGGTACGGCAACTATAGCTGCTGGTTCTATTACAGATAGTTCTGGTGCAATTTCTTTTGGAAATGAGAACCTAACAACTACAGGAACTTTAGGTGTTGGTGCAATAACAACAACTGGTGCTTTTAAAGGTGCAGATGGTTATACGATAGGTAATGCATCTGTTGCAGCTGTAATGACTCTTGCGTCAAGTGGTATTGTGACATTTGCAGATGACATTCTAATTAAAGATGGTGGTACAATAGGTAATGCAACAACTGCAGCTGCAATACAAATTGAAGCAGATGGAGACATAGTATTATCTGATGATTTGTATATCAGTGGTGGTCTTCTTGATCTTAAAAATGAAGGTTCAGTATCACAGATTAAACTTTATTGTGAAAGTTCAAACGCACACGCACAAACATTACAATCTGCACCACACTCTGCAGCTAGTAGTTCGGTATGTGTATTACCAACCGCATCTGGTACTTTGATTGGTACAGGTGATACAGGAACATTACCTCTTGTTGCAATAGATATTGATGGTGGTACAGATATTGGTGCAGACTTAGCAACAGCAGATTTAATCATAGTAGATGATGCTGCTGGTGGAACAAACAGAAAAGCTACTTTAGCAAGAGTAATAACATTAGTGCAAGCTAACATAGATGATCCTGTTGCTTTAGCACTTGCACTAGGATAAGTGTTATAAATAGTTGAGAAACGGAGATTAATAAATGGCAAATACATTTAAGGTATTCACAATAGCAGATGTTGCAGTAGATAGTGGTACTTTTAGTACTTTATATACGTGTGCTGGTTCAACAACAACTGTTGTTCTAGGAATGAACATCTGTAATAAGATTGCAGCTGAAAGGGATGTTACAGTAAAACTTACAAGTGATACTGGTAGTAGAACTGGTGCAAACGATACGGCAAATGAATCAGTATCTCTTTTAAATGAAACTACAGTTCCTGCTGATTCAACTTTGGAAGTGTTTGCTGGTCAAAAGATAGTATTAGAAGCAACAGACGTAATAACAATTGGAGCTAGTGTTGCTAGTTCTTTAGATGTTACAATGAGCGTAATGGAGATAACATAATATGCCTTATCTTGGTAATGAACCTGGCGCAATTACTGATGCTTTTACCGATACATTTAGTGGTAATGGATCAAATACAGGTTTTACATTAACACGAGCATCAACTACTAATTCTGTTTTTGTTAGAATACATGGCGTGATGCAACGTAATGGAACTGATTTTACTGTGGATGGTACAACGCTAACTTTTACTACTGCGCCGCCTAATGCTTCAAATAATATTGTAGTACAATTCTTTACGGTAGGTTCAGTCCAAGTAGTTGCTGATAACGCTATAACACAGGCAAAGATGGCAGATAACGCTATTGGTCTTGCTGAGTTGGCAGGTGGTACAGACGGAAACTTAATTACATTTGATGCATCTGGCGATCCAGCTTTTGTAGCAACTGGTAACGATGGTCAAGTTCTTACTTCTGCTGGAGCTGGATCTCCACCTACTTTTGCGACATTATCGGGGTTAGGTAAACTTGTACAGATAGTTAATGATCAAACTGGAGCATCAACCACAAATACAACTAATATGCCAGTAGACGATACAATTCCTCAAAATAATGAGGGAGGCGAAGTATTATCCGTGGCAATTACGCCATCAAGTTCATCCAATAAATTGTTAATCCAAGTTCACGTAAATTTAAATAGCAGTAGCCAACAAGGAGTCCACGCGGCTCTCTTTCAAGATTCAACAGCGGGAGCACTTGCCGCGCAAACTTCGTATGTCGATGGAGGTCACTGGGCAAACTCAATGTCATTTAACCATTTTATGACGGCTGGCACTACAAGTGAAACAACTTTTAAAGTTCGTGTTGGCGCAAATTCTGGAGGTACAACACGGATTAACGGAACTAGCGGGACTAGAAGAGATGGTGGAGTAGGTAGTACTTCAATAACAGTAACAGAAATTTCAGCATAGGAGATAGAAATATAATGGCAACACAACTAGATAATATGGGAGAAATTATAGGCTGGAAGTTTGATCATATGTCAGGCATGAGCACCTATGACGGAATTATAACTGAGTTTCCATCTGGTGTTAGTGGTGTTACCTATGCAGATGGTATTCCAAACGATGCAAACATTGCTACTTGGAAAACTGAATATGAATTGGCAACTGCATGGTCAGAGTTACGTCAAACTAGAGATGCAAAACTAGCAGAATCAGATTATATGGGTAACTCTGATGTAACTATGAGTTCTGCATGGAAAACTTATAGAAAAGCTTTGAGAGATTTGCCTGGCACACTAAATGATACTACAGTACTAGAAACAATAACTTGGCCAACTGAACCATCATGATAAAAACGGAGAATAATTAAATGTCTGTAACTAAAGTAAATGCTGATGTCTTTGATTTAACTGATGCCTATGCCTTTTCTGGAACTGTCACTGGTACTAATTCTGGCAAAGTTCTGCAAGTTATTCAAACAGTTAAAAAGGATACAACGTCAACTACAAGCGCAACTGCGGCGGCTATTTCTGGAATGACGGCAAGTTTAACGTGTTCATCTACGAGCAACAAAGTGTTGATTAATTTTAATACTAATATAGGAGGAACTGCTAATCACTACGGTGTAATCCAACTTTTTATAGGTGGCAGTGTAAGCTCGTTTATTCCTGCTTCTGCTGGTAGTCGAATGCTTGGTTCTTCTGGTAATTTAACTGAAAATAATAACACTGTTGATTTAAATAATTTTACGGGTTCATTTCTTCACTCACCTTCGTCTACGTCAGAAATCGCCTACGCTCTTTATTGGAGAAGAGGTGCTGAATCCACAACTTTATATTTAAATAGAAGTGGCAATGACGGCGATAACGCAAATCATTCGAGATCAGTATCGTCAATTACCCTAATGGAGATAGCGGGATGACAGATATAACAAAATCTATATTAGCGATAAATCCTAAGGCAGAAGTTTCTGTTGATGCAGATGATATAAAAAAAATTACATGGCATAACGGAACTACTCCTATAGCTGAAGCAGATATATTGGCTAAACAAAAAGAATTACAAACTACGTATGAAAATAATTCTTACCAAAGAAAAAGAGTGGATGCTTATGCAGAACTTGGCGAACAATTAGATCAGTTATATCACGATATGGCGGCCGATAAAGGTGACAAAACTGGCGAGTGGTTTAAGGCCGTGAAAAAAGTTAAAGACGATAATGCAAAACCAGAATAACATAACTTGGCCAACTGAACCATCATGACAAAATTGGAGAATAATTAAATGCCATATTTAGGAAGAGCACCGACAGGAACAGGTTCCGTAACTGAAATTGATGGTGACTTAAAAATAACTGGACAATTAACTGCTGGTAAATATAATAGTAAATTTGCAATTGATGCTACTGATGGTAGTGCTTCAAATTATCTATCCCACCTTTTAATTGAAGATGGTGGTACTGATGGTAGTGGTACTAATGCTGGAGATGATCTTATTTTAGAAGATCAAACATTAGATTTACCTATTGATAGACAGTTACCTGATTGTTCTTCTGATGATGCAGTAATAACAAGGTCTGGTAATTTCGATATATTTACTTTTAATTCTAGTGGTTCATTTAATTTTAGAACTGGTTTTGATGACACATTAGGTGATCAATTAACAGAAGTTTTGGTTATTGCTGGTGGAGGAGGCGGCGGTAGAGGTGCTGCTACAAACTATACTGCTGGAGGAGGCGGTGCTGGTGGTTATAGAACCGTTATGGCAAGTTTAGCTAGTGGAGGAAATTCTGTTACTATTGGCGCTGGTGGTGCTGGTAGTACTAGTAGTAATGGTAGGGGAGCAACTGGCGGTATTACTACTTTAGGAAATGTTTCTTCATCTGGAGGTGGCGGCGGTGGATCACAAGCAACCAATGTCACTGGAGCAGGCGGAGGTTCTGGAGGTGGCGGTGGTTTAAATGCTAATGGTGGAGCAGGAAATGCTGGATCATTTGATCCAGTTGAAGGTTTTGCTGGTGGCCAAGGTGGATCATCTAACTCTGGTGGCGGTGGTGGTGGTGCTACTGCTGTCGGTGCAAATGGAAGTTCTATTAACGGTGCGGCAGGAGGAGCTGGGGTAGCAAACGATATAACTGGAACAGCTGTTCAATATGCTGGAGGCGGCGGTGGAGCAGGAAATCAAAATGGAGGTGCTGGCGGAGCTGGAGGCGGTGGACTAGGTGGTAGTCATGCAAGTTCGGCTGGAACTGTTGGCCAAGCTAATACCGGCGGTGGTGGTGGCGGTGGAACTGGAAATTCTGGTCATGGGGCTGCTGGTGGATCAGGAGTTGTTATAATAAAAGTTCCAGTTGGATAATACTCTGGGTAATAACTTATAAATAAGAGAAAGAAACTATTGTAGGATAAAGAAATGACAGCAATAATCACAGAAAAATTTAGGGCACATAACGCAAATCAGTTTTTTGAGTCATTTACTGAAGCATCTGGTAATACTTATTATCTTATGATAGGTAAGGCAACTGCATTTTCTTCTGGGACTTCTGGTGGAACAGACGATTCTCCACCAACACCAGCAGATGATATTTCCAGTGAGTTTTATACTTGGGACAGTTCGATAGCTGCAAAAAAGATTGCATCATCTAATATAACTTATGCGATACCACGCAGAGATTGGGCAAACGGTACAATCTATGATATGTATGAAGATAATATTAGTTCATCAAATGCAACAACATCTGGTGCAACAAATATATTTGACTCAACATTCTTCTTTAGAACTTCTGACAATCGTGTATATAAAGTCTTAGACAACAATAGTGGTGCAGCATATAGTGGTGCAGAACCAACATCAGAATCAACTTCTACTTTTGTTCTTGGTGGATATACTCTTAAATATATGTATTCTATAACTGCTTCAGAACAAGCATCATATCTTACAACGGATTTTATGCCAGTATCTACAGACAGTACAGTAAGTTCAGCTGCAGTAGATGGTTCTATAAGTTCAATCATAGTTACGAATACTGGTAGTGGTTTAACAAATGGAACATACTATGCGGCTGTATATGGTGATGGTACAAGTGCTGGAACATCTAGTGGCGCAATAGTAAAAATTAGTGTTGCAAGTAATGTTATATCAGCAGTATCAACTGGTAATACTGGTATACAACAAGCTGGTGCTGGTTATACATTTGGTACAGTTAATCTTGGAAGTGGTTTCACTTTTTCTGATGCAGCTCTTACTAGTGCTTCTGCAATCGGTGGTTCTGGTTCAGCTATTTCAGTTGTGATTTCACCAAAGGGTGGTCATGGAAATAATGCTATCACAGAACTTGGCGGTCACTACGTTCTTCTTCAATCAACTCTTGAGGGTGCAGATAATGATGACTTCCTTACAGGTAATGATTTTAGAAATATTAATTTAGTGATTGACCCTACAACTTATGGAACATCTACAGTAGGAACTGCAACAACTTACAGAACAACATATGCAATGAAGTTTAGTGGTTCGCCTGGCACATTTACTCCTGATGAAACAATCACACAAACAAATTCAGATAGTCTTGTTGCTACAGGTAAAGTTATAGAGTATGATGCAACACTTCAAATCCTTTACTACCAACATGAAAAATTTAGTGGATACGGAACATTAAGTTCAACAGGTGGTTTAAATTTATTCTCAGGAACAGGTACGGTTACTGGTGGTACTTCAAGTGCAACTGGAACCCCAGACTCTTCTGCTGATTCGGCAGTTAGTTTGGCTGGAGGAAATACTATTACATTTACAAATGGTTTCGCAAATCCAGAGTTACAACCAGATAGTGGAAACATTATCTACAGGGAAAACCGAAAACCAATATCAAGAGCAACAGACCAAACAGAAGATATTAAAATCATAGTGGAGTTCTAATAATATGGCACAAAAAACCGATTTAAATGTTTCTCCATATTTTGACGATTTTAGTGAAACAGATAATTTTAACAGGGTTTTGTTTCGTCCTGGCTTTGCAATTCAAGCAAGAGAATTAACACAGTTACAATCTACTCTTCAAAGTCAGATAGAGAGACATGGTAGTCATATTTTTGCTGAAGGTGCAATGGTTGTGCCTGGAAATAGTACTTTAAATAATGCTTTTTATTCTTTAAAACTTGCATCAACTTTTTCGTCTGAAACTGTAGACCCTTCTCAGTATTTTAATTCTACAACACCTGTTACTATTACTGGTGAAACAACTGGTGTTACTGCTGTAGTTGTTGATTTTGATGCCGCAACATCAACTGACCAACCAACTCTTTATGTTAGATATCTTGCAACTGGTACAGATAACGAAACAAGTTTTTTTGCTGATGGAGAAAATATTTCTTCAAATGCTGGTGTAACTCACGTAACATCTTATTCTTCTAATGTAGTATCTGCAACAACTTTTACTTCATCTTTCAGTGCAGCTGCTGGTTCATCTGCTGAAAATCTTGCAAGTTCTACAGGGCCTGCATCTAGAAAAGGTTCTGCTGTAACTGTACAAAATGGTGTATATTATATTCGTGGTATGTTTGTAACGTGTTCTGAAGAAACTTTTGTTCTTGACAAGTATAGTAATACTCCATCATATCGTGTAGGATTTACTGTAACTGAAACTCTTGTTACTCCAGAATCAGATACAACTCTTTTAGACAATTCTACAGGGTCTTCAAACTTTGCGGCAAAGGGTGCTCATCGTTTACAGATTAGTTTAGCACTTTCTAAACTTGATAGAGATTCTGCAGCTGATAGTTCCTTTGTTGAAATAATGGACGTTAAAGATGGTATTATACAGTCACAAGTTAGAACTACAGAGTATTCTGTTCTAGAAGAAACTCTTGCAAGAAGAACATTTGATGAATCAGGTA